GTCGTTGTCGTTGTAGCCCCGCGATTGGCGGTAGTAGTCGGCGTACCAGTCAGTCATGCGAAGTAGTTGGGATCTTGCTGGCGTATCCGGGTGAGATCCGTGAGTCTCAACTTGAGAATCTCGTGGATCGCCAGCTGTGCGAGTCGAGTGGAGTTGATGGTGTCGCTGGTGGCGAACACGTAGATGAGGTGGCGGTAAAGCTGGGTCAAGGTGCGAACCCGGACCCAGTGCGTATCCCCCGGTATGGGCTCTAGACCCACTTCCCAGTCGTCATAGTCGTCCTGGTTACGCAGGTCACGAGCTTCAGACGTCCCAATCAGACGTGTCGAGTGGAGTCCAGTCGTCGACCCGATCTGTGAGCATGGCCCTGAGTTCGGCATCTGTAGCTGGAATCAAGTCTTCATCTGAAAAGTAGAGGGTGCCTCGGCACAAGGCAGGCCCCCACTCCGCTGGCTCGAAGGCGGTCTGCGCATAGCGCACCACCATGTCGTCAACAACGGCATCGACCACAAGATGGTCGCCTTCAAATCGCAGCTCCTCAATGCTTTGTACCTGGCTCACTTGACCTCCTGTGCAGTTTCATCGGGAAGCAGGGAATCCATCCACTGGTCCCAAGACATTTTGAGGAATTGCTCCAGCTCAACCAGCTTTTCGACCTGCTTCTCCTCGTAGTTGGTGTTCAGACCAAAGCCCTTGTAGCGGGTGATCTGCAACTGGAGCGAGTGCTTGGCCCAGCCCACGGCGTAGTACCACGGACTGAGATCGGTGTTGGAAATCTTGGCTTGAAATGGCTCGTGCATTGTTAATCAGTAATGGAGGGCTCGCCTTGGCGGGCTTGCCCTTAGTGTTGCACACAAGCCGCCCAACCGCAAGGGCAGCCTGTTGCTTTTCTTCACATTCGCAGAGGTGGGATGGGGTGGCTACGCTTTTGGCCCTAGACCTTTTTTGAGGGATCTAGGCGGTCCAGTAGCAGCCGGCTGCGGGAAACAAGGTGGACACCGCGTGAGGACCCACCACCGGCTACCTATTTGCCGTAGCGCGCCAGCACAGCACGAAGCCCCGCTGCCTGCGCATACGGCCCTTGGCGGATCGGGTGGGCAAAGTACGCCTCCCGATAGACCTTGCACAGCTCAAAGTCGCTGGGACCGTCTTGCTCGTCGGCCTCTAGCTCTACCGCACCCTCAGGCGGCAGGACTGTTTCCCCGAAATCCGGAACGCGATCAGTCATCGAGCTGTTCCAGTGCGCGGCGGATTTGAGACAGGTCGGTTCCAAGGCCGTGCATGGCTAGGTCTGCATTGAGCACGTCTAACTGCAACAGCGCCTGCTCCTTCAGACTCGGCGGCTTGGGGCGGCGTGCGTCTTGGAGGCTGAGGCCCCAGTCAGGACGATTTTGATTTTTGTGGTTTAACCACTGCAAGCACGCCTCAAGCTCCTGATCAGCGCCCCATTGGGCGGCGTGTTCTATCAGCCGAAGCGTGATGGGGTGAAGGGGAACGTCGAAGCCTAAACCGTCATCGCCGTAGATTTCGTTGACCCACCTAGCAGCAAGTTTGGGAGGTGGGGTGATGGGATGCTCTTGTGTCATTACATAAAAGTTTTTATGTTAGGTACGAAAGCTAGTCGTACCAGTGGATTTGGGGTGAGGGGCGTACAAAGGTTTATGGGCGAGTCGCGTTTAATGCAGCCCCGACCGAGCTGCACCCCTCGGGTCGTGCCGGAATCGAACCGACTGTCTGAAGCGTTGTCCGCCTGTCCTTACCAATGGACTACCGACCCAGCCCGATGCCGAAGCAGAGCGGGAACCTTTCTATTGTTGCACACCTAAGGCTTCTGGTTCGTACTGCGTGAGCACGCAGACGTCAGCGCCTTGGCGAAGTGCAGTCCCAACGATGTAGTGGAACTGTTTCGGGGCGTCATCCGACTCCTCGATCTGGTACTCCTCCACCTCGTAAGCCACGCCTTTGCGGTACCAAGAGACCCGGACCACGGCGAGCAGCTCGTAGGGAATGTCGCCGACGGTGTACCCCAGGGTGGGCTTCCTGGGGCGCTTCGGCTGGGGCGGTTCCGGCTTCACGGGATCTCTCCAAAACACCCACGCGGCAACCCGCATGAGCCCTAGGAAAAAGTTAGGCGGGGTGAAGTGTCCCATCAGTCCCACAGCCGTGCGGCTTCCTCCATCAGGGTGCTCAGTTCCGCCTCCGAACGCTCTTCGCGCGTGAAGATCGACCCGGAATCTTGTCCGGTTTCGTCAGAAGCATTGCGCGGCAAGGAAACTGGCACGGACAACACCTCAATTTTGTCCGGTTCTGTCCGTGTTTGTCCGGTTTCGCCTTCTAAAGCCTCTTCCGAGGCCAAAACCCGGACAATTTTGGACTTGTCCGGATTTGTCCGAGTGCCAGATCCAGCGCCAGTACTGGTGTTTTCCGGTTTTAGGACAACATTGTCCACACCCCCCGCGCGTGCGAGTACAGCTTCGTACTGCTTGGAACGGCCTTGACCACTGGAGCGAACCAGCCCCTTGTCTTCCAAGCGCTCTAGCGCCTTGCGGATCGCCTCGACCTTTCCGCCGCACAAGGGATCGGCGTTTAGTTGAGTACGCAATAGCGGTTTAGCGCTTTCCCGCAGCCGCGCCAGCACTCGATCCACTACCGATGCGGGTTGGCTCTGGTCCTCGGGCGTTTCGACGTCAGCCAAGCTGAAGGTCAGGTCGTCCTGCTGGGTCAGCTTGAGCTGCTTGCCTTCGTTGCCCTCACGGCTCTTGGTGATGGTGATAAGCCTGGAACCAGCACCGATGTACTCCAGCTCTTTTTTCTCGGGCCTGCGGATGGCCATTGAAATGTCCACAGCGTCTTCCAATGCCGTGGTTCCCCGGAAACCACCTTCCTTGTTGGCGTGGTGAATAAACACGATGGTGGTGGCTGGGAAGCTCTCGCCGTTTTCAGAGCTGTACCAGTACATCGGTTCTGCGTACTCAGCTTTGTTTTGGTCGTAGGCACAGCCGCGCATACAGGCGGTCACTGAATCCCAAACAACAAGTTTTGGCTGGTGTTTTTCCAATGCCTTGATAAACCAGTCGTACCAAAGCATCGAAACCTTGTTCTCGATCCTCACCGGATCGTCGGCCACAAAATCAAGATCCTCAAACTGCTTGCGGATCCGGCGGCTGTTTTGATCACCGTTAAGCCACAGCACGCTGCCCTGTTCAACCGGCACATCAGCCCCGCGAACACTGAATGGCGTACCTCGGGCAATGTGCTTGGCAATGGTCAGGGCAGCCATCGTCTTACCGCAACCACCACGGCCATGAAGCAGCAAAGTGCCCGGCTTAGGCAGTAATTCGGGAATCAAGTATTCGATGGGCGACACATCCGCTTCCAAAAGTTCACGCAAACTGCCACCTTGTGCCCCACGTTTGAACTCACGGTGGGCAATAAGCAACCGCGAAACAGCACTGGAATCCCTATAACGGGCCTCCATCGCAATTTCGTGGAGCGTGTGCTGGATCTCCGAAGGATCCTCCAGCAACATCGCTTTTTCAGCGCGAGCAATGATCTCCTTGTGGGACAAGCCCACAGAAATAAACCGCTGAACGCGATCCTGCTCCGCTTCCGAAACAACCTTCCGCAAATCCTCCGACAACCACAGTCGGCCCGGCATCTGCTGGTCCGCCATCCAAAAGAGCGTCCCAAGGCTGACCGGCCCTTTGCGAAACGATTTCCAGACCTCCTCGCAAGGATTGCCGTCTGCCCAATCCTGTGAAAATTCAGGGTCTTCCGCCGACCACGCCGACCAAAGCGTCAAACCAAGGTCAGTCGGCAACTCCGAGTGGATCGCCATCCCCACCTTGACCCAGTGATCCCGGCTGCCATTGCCCTGCCCCGGAATCACCTTCAAGGCCGACTGGATGATCTCAGCCACCTCAGCTGGGTCCCGATCCGAGAAATCCAGCGCCTTGCGGTTTTTGATGAAGCCGCCGTCTTGGATCTCCTTACCGGCGTGATCCCGCATCTCCGCCAACAACCATTCAGGAGCGTCAGGAATCGCCTCCAGGTCGCCTTCAAAGCCGTATTGCCCTTCTGGTGCCTTCCCATCACTGGAGCCCGGATAAGCCCCGTAGATGACGCCCTGACGGCCCCAGAGCACCTCGTACCCAGCGCCGGTATCCGACAGCCCAAAACCCTTCACCGAGCCCCACAGAGCCTCAGGAACGCGGAACAGGTACTTCGCCGCATTCGCCTTAGTCGACGTAACGACTGGAGCACCCTCCAGCGACTCACCCCACTTCTTTTTGAGACGACTGAGATTCCGATCCACGTCGAGAATCACGAGTCCCATGCTGCGACCGCCTGTAAAGACGCCCACCGCCTGGAACACATCTGGCTTCCGCTCGATCTGGAGCGCCACATCCGAAGGCGCCATCACCTGATGGTGACTGCGCTCCAACGGCGTTTTGCCCTTCGAGATTTTCCCGGACTGGATCGCCTGATCCTTGGCGTAGATCGGCGCATACGCCATCCCCACAGGCAGCTGGCGCACAAAAGCCAGCAGATCCTGCGTCTTACTTTGCGACATGTTAGAGTCTCACATGAGAATGGAATCCACGGCCCCGCAGCTCCCGCTGTAGGGCCGTTTTTTCATGGTAGCCAAGGGGTCAAGCAGGTGTTACTGTGTAAGGCGTTGGCACTCCTGCCGACCACACCAAACACCTAGACCATGGCATTTCTCAGCAAAACCGCCTCAGCAGCAGTCACCTCCAACAGCACCGGCGGCGGCTACCTCAGCCTTTCAAAACTCCCCGATGGTGGCTCCGTCCGCTTCGCCCTACTCACTGACGAACCTCTGGAGTTCTACGAGTCCTGGGGTGCTGCCAACGGCGTTAACAAGCCCTTCCGCTTTGATTTCGAGCCCACCTATGAGGACGTGGTTGCCGAAATGGGCGACTTCGAGCCCCGCGAAGGCCGCGGCGGCCCTGGAACAGCAGACGTGAAGTTCGCTATCGCCTGCCCGGTGTACAACTACGAGTCCGGCAAGGTCCAAGTCCTGCAGATCACCCAAAAGTCGATCCTCAAGGAAATCGACCAGATCTCCCAGATGGAGGACTACGCCGAACTGCTGGAGTGGGACTTCACCATCGGCAAAAAGGGCAGCGGCCTCACCACCGAGTACACCGTCCGCCCCGTCCCCCGCAAAAAGGGCAGCCAAGAGCACATTGACGCCGCCTGGATCGAGGCCAAATCCGAAGGCTTCGACATCACCCGCCTGCTGGCTGGCGGTAATCCCTTCAAGGCGGCTTGAGATGGATAACGAAGGATTATGGGATATAGCTGCTGCTATCCGCAGCAAAAACATCCCTGACGTCGATTTAGTATCCACTCAAGATGCGCTCTGGCGTATAGCCGGTCTTCTTGAAGACGCACATAAAATTATCCCAATGCTTGACGGTATAGAAGGTCGCCTATGCGAAATTCGGGATGAACTTAATACTTTGTCCGCCATTCAAGAATCACAAGGTTAAAAAACACCGGCCCTGCCATTGCGCGGGGCCTTTTTAGTGGTATTATCAGTTTGGGAAAAACTATTCAAATGGCCTCCAATACGCAAGACACACTGGCATCACTGCGTAAATGGAGGCTGGAACAAGACAATTCAGGCCCCTTCCGGGTCTACCGGGACATCAATAACAACATCTACCATAGTGTTACACACATCCTAAAGGAAACAAGCGACAAAACCGGACTGGAACGCTGGGAAGCTCGCTTGGGACCTACAGAGGCAAGCTGCCAGCGCAACATCGCCGCAACACGCGGCAACATGGCCCATTCACAAGCGGAATACCTCCTCAAGACAGCCCAACAGCTGGCGCGTTCCACCGCCAACAAGCGCAACAGCATCCGCTGGGACGACAACGGCTTGGCCCGCATCCCAGTTCCCATCACCCAGTGGGCACTCAAACGAGTCCGCCCAAATGTTCCCCGAGTTGGCTGGAGCGCAGCAGGCTACGCCAGGGGATTGTCTGACTGGATCGCCGAGAACGTCACCGAAATTTTCGCCAGCGAATTTTCCATTCACCACCCAGCCGGCTTTGCTGGAACAGCAGACGCCCTACTGGGATTCAAAAATAATTCTCTTGTAGTAGCCGACTGGAAAACGAGCGTTAGCAGAAAGACAAAAACCGACGATGAAGGACTGGAACGATTACCTCCGGGCCATTCATACATTGATCAGTGCGGTGCCTACAGCCTCGGACTCAAACACTTGACCGGGCTAACTCCAACTGGAGCTGTGATTGTCTTGGCACGCCGCTGTGGTGCTCCAAACATTCACTGGATGACCCCAGAAGAACTAAAGCAGGCGGAGGAATCTTTCCTGGAGCGCTGCCACCGTTACTTTGACGCACTACAAAACGCCATTCATACTGCCTAAAACTCCATTCATAATCGCCATTCATGTATTGTTTCGGCCATTCATAATGCCAATACCTGGTATTTATTGGCGATCCTGCTAATACATCCTTCCATGGTGGGAGGTCTGCTGGAGCGTGGCTGGTATTTCCGCCTACGGCTGTCTCGTGGTGTGTCTCATGAGTCTCACTGAGAATGAGACTGATAATCATTCTCAAGCCAAGGCACAAAAAAGGCTCCCGTGGTGGGAGCCGGATTGGAGCGCTAGTGGATCGTGACGGTAGCGGTACCGTTGATTGGAACTCCCAGCTTGTAGGCAGCCCCGGCAGACAGATCAACGGATCCGCAGTCACAACGGTCTGTAACTGGCACGGTTAGCACTCTCCCTTGGTGTTGGATCCGTAAGCGAGTCCCGCACGGCAACCAAGGGTGAGCAGCACTCACCCCCCAGTGCTGGTACGTTTGCCCACAAGCGGTCGGGCGCCCGTGATACCAGGGGTGATAAACCGTTGCCGTAACTTGCCTGGCATCAGCTGGCGCGTGAGTGGCTGCCAGCAACCACAAAAGGGCAAGCCGCTTCATGCTGCCTCCTTGCGCGATGGCTGGCGCTTCCCTGCATCACTGCGGCGTTTACGCGGTGCCCCTGGTGTTGCCTTAGCGCGGTTAGCTGGGGCCTTAACGGGTTCCGGTGTGCGCGGAAAAATTCCCGTAGCTTGTGGAAAAAGTTCTGCCGGTATGTCGGCACCACCGTTTAAGCGCTGGCAGTTCCGCCAGTAAGGCACGAGTTCGCGCCACACCTGTAGCGGGCCTTCTTTACCGTGGGCAGCCTGCAGTGCCAGCAAATCAGCCCAGTCTGAAGCTTCGATGCTGGAGCGTTCAACCGCCCACCGTAGGTCGCGTAGGTGGCGCTTTTCTAGGCGCAACTGTTCGCGTTCAGCCTCTCGGGCGTCTGCGCGGTCTCTTTGACTGGTGAACATAGGCTCGATGTGCCGTACCCTGCGACATTAACGCAACGGTTAACCCAGGCCAGCCACATGACGATGTGTAACAACACAACGGTTTAGGGCTGGTGCTGGCGCAATGATGGCGGAGCACACCAAGGAAGACCTTTCCAATGGCAACCACACCTAAGGCGAGCCCCGTTCTGCTGGAGCGTATCGGACGGCTGGAGATTTGCTCCGGTCACTGGGTTCTGATCCGAGACGGCGAACCCGAGACGGATTGTTCCCATCAGTGGCACCACACCCCGGAGCGCCACCTAGAGACCTGCCTATCTGAGCGCTGGCGCGATGTCTCCCTTGGCTTTGTTCCTTCCTATTGCGGCTGGAGTGACTACGCGAGCACCGGGCTAGTGGGCAAGGCTAATTTCAACGTCTTGACCGATCCCACCAGCACACCCGATCCCCTAGGCGGCATCTTGACTGTTGGTTACGGCTGGAACGGGTCCGGCGTTGTGCTGGATCTGCTGCGGGTCCCGGCAGACGTGCTCGAAACCGTAGAAGCGCTAGAGTCTTATCCGCTGATCAGCGACGACGAACACTCCACGCTGGAGCTGGAGGAGATTGAGCGGGCTTGGCAGGATTGCTACGCGTCAGACTGGCGCGACGCTATCCGCGATCAGCTGGCTGCCTACTGCCCTGAAGCGGTGCTGGAGCGTAACGCTTACGGCCCGAGCACCGCTAAGTTCTGGGCTGATGACCAGCTGGACTCCCTGCCCGAAGACAAGCTGGAACGGGAACTGCAGGAACTGTTCCAGGTGTGCCTGGAGTGGAGCGGCGAATGTTGGGTAGTGGAGGACCTCAGCTGCGGTGCCTACATCAGGCTTGAGAAGGTTGCCGCTGGAGTGGATCGCTCTGATCTGGTGGCGCTAACTGGCTTGGCACTGCTGCCGGCAGATCAGGAGTGGCGCCGGGAGTCCTACCCTTGGCCGGACGGATCAGCTGGATCGCTTGCCGCGCCACTTGCTTGACAGCTGGCACGTGCCGGCGTTATTGTTTCACACGAGACCCAACCCACAGGCTCACACAATGGCAACTATCACCCGCAAGCAGTATCTGGCGCACTCTGCCGACCTGTTTCACGCTTACTTTCTACAGTTTGCCGGCAACGGCTACCGTTCCGCCTTGGCTGGCATGTTCGGGCCCGAAGAACTGCTAGCAAGCCAAGATCCGAACTTTAACGACATAGCCCTAGCACGTTGGGATGACGCGGCCCGCAAGCTTTACAGCCGGATCGATCACGACCGCGTTATGGCAGCCGGTGAGATTTATAGCCTCAGTACTGGCGTGTGCACAGCCAAGGCTATGGCGCGTGAGCTGATCAGCTGGCACCGCTAACCCTTGCACCGCTACCGATCAACGGCCCGGCCTTAGTGTCGGGCTTTTTATTGTGCCGCAGTGGTGGCGCTAGTATTGAAGCAAATGGCCAGGGAATCTAACAATGTCCGACAATCCGGAAGCTATCAACGAAGCGCCGGAAGTATCGGCGGAAAGTGTACAAAAAGAGTCGCTAACGGTCGCTAACGATCCCACTAAGCGCTGGCGTGGTGGTAAAGGCTCATCGGTGCGGATGGATGAACGGATGAACTTTGCCTATGCGGCGATGTTGGAGGGCGGCACTAGGCGGCAGGTCCTGCAAAAAGTGATAGATCGCTTTTCAGTGTCTGAGGTTACAGCAGGGCGGGATTATTCAGCCGCTATGCAGATTCTCAAGACGGAGCAAATTGAGACCCGTGAGAATCTACTTAACCAAATCCAGGCACTGCGCCTAGCTACGGTTCAAAAAGCCCTTAGGAAGGGTCAGTTGCAGACTGTGGCGATGCTGCTCAAAGATATGGGAGCGGTCATTGGAGAGGCAGCACCAGAGCAACAGGCAGCCGCTGCACCCACGCTGAACATCACAGTGGAAGACAAGCGGCAAGGCTAGGCAAACGGCCCATAGTGTGCAACAATGGGGTGCAAGCTCACCACGCTTCCCTATGTCTTCCCGCATCCTGACCCTGGCCGCTGTGCTCACCGCTTGCGCGGTGCTCGCTATGGGCGCTGACAACTCAAACCGCTTGGCACAGTGCGAGTCTGGCGGACGTTCGGCGGCTGAGTGTCGTCTGCTGGTGCTTGGCCGCTAGCGGGCTGTAACATCTTGTAATGTTACAGAGTATTACAACATCGGCCGGGGCTCACTACCCCGGCTTTTCTGTGCTACACTATGGGTGTGAGGGCAGCAGCGGACGCCCCACGCCACCTACCCACACCAAGGAAACAAGTGAACTACCCAACCACCGAACAAGTCGCCACCAGGCTTGAACAGTACGCCCGCACTATCGCCCCAGCCGTCGCCCTAGTGCTGGCTGCAATAGTGCATACCTACTGGCTGGGCTACCGACTAGGTCGACTAGTACACCGTACTAACGACTGGCTGGCGCAGCGCTGGCCGACCCGTCCGGCCACCAGTACACCCGAACCACTAGCCGAGATCATCGCCGAGACTAAGACAGTTGTACTAGTCGACGACGTGCACAGCCTGCGCGCGCAGGGCCTGACCCAACGGGCCATTGCGGAGCGCCTAGGCGTGTCCCGTACGACCGTCAGGCGTCGTCTGGCCGCTGCTATGTGACACAGTAGCGACCCCTAGCAGATCGGCCTTCCCAGGCCCGCTAGGGGTCTCTCGCGGCTGTAGTACACGTGCACCAGGGGCAGGGTTTGGCGCTGCCTGCGGCGGAACGCCACCCAGGGAACCTACTGACATATCCTCAATTTCTTCTTCTGTACTACACCGGGGGCAGGGGTTCAATTCCTGTACTACCCTAGAAGGTACCCATACCCCAAAAAATGCCCGATTCTGCTGGAGCCCTTACCCTTCGCTACGCCCAAGGCGAGGTATTTTCCAGCCGAAAACGCTTCAGAGTGCTGGTAGCCGGCCGAAGATTCGGCAAAAGTTACCTGTCATGTATCGAGTTATTGCGTGGGGCGATCGAAAGGCCGGGCGAAACCTTTTTTTATGCCGCCCCTACATACCGGATGGCGAAAGACATTGCCTGGAAAGTCCTAAAACGCCTCGTCCCGAAAGCCTGGATCAAGAGCAAGAACGAAACGGACCTCAAGATCGAGCTGGTGAACGGCTCAACGATCGAACTGAAGGGCACTGAAAACGCAATGGCCCTACGAGGCCGCAGCTTGGCTGGCGTGGTGCTCGACGAAGCCGCCTTCATGGACGCCGAGGTCTGGTTCGAGGTGATCCGCCCGGCCCTCGCGGACAAACAAGGCTGGGCACTCTTCATCTCCACCCCGGACGGCACCGCCAGCTGGTTCTACGACCTCTGGTGTTATTGCGAGGAAGGCGACAAGGACTGGCAACGCTGGCAATTCACCACAATCGACGGCGACAACGTTCCACCAGAGGAAATCGAAGCCGCCCGCTCCCAACTGGATCCCCGCACTTTCCGCCAGGAATTCGAAGCCAGCTTCGAAAACCTCAGCGGCCTCGTCGCCATCAGCTTCTCGGACGACAACATCGACAAACAAGTCCAAGACCTACCAGTCCTACCCCTCCTGCTTGGAGTGGACTTCAACGTGGACCCAATGAGCGCGGTCTGCGCGGTGAAAAAAGGAGACGTGCTCTGGGTCTTCGATGAAATCATCATGACCGGCGGCGCCACCACCTGGGACCTCTGCGAAGAAATCCAATCCCGCTACGGCGTGGAGCGCCGGATTATCGCCTGCCCCGACCCCACAGGTGGCGCCCGCAAAACAAGCGGCGTCGGCGCCACCGACCACAACATCCTCCGCAAAAGCGGCTTCACAGTCTCTAGCCCCCGCAACCCTTGGAAAATCCGCGACAAGATCACCTGCGTCAACACCGCCCTCCTCGATGCAACTGGAACCCGCCGCCTCTTCATCCACCCCAAGTGCAAAGAACTAATCAAATCACTCCGCACCCTGACCTATTCCCCTGGAACGGGCTTACCCAACAAAAACCTTGGTGTGGACCACGCTTTTGACGCGCTCGGTTATCTATGCCTACAGACCTTCAACTTGGCCAAGCCCGAGAGTCTCGGCAAAACGTCCTATCGTGTGTGGTAACACCCCTCGCTGGCACAAAATGGCGGCAAAAAAGCCCACCAAAGGCCAAAAGAAGGTCGAAAAAGTGATGTCAGAGTATAAATCTGGCGCACTGAAGTCCAGCTCGGGCGCAAAAGTAACCAGCCGCAAGCAGGCGATCGCCATCGCCATGTCCGAGGGGGGCATGACCCGCAAAAAGAGGAAAAAGTAATGGCAAAACGCGGCCTTTACAGCAATATCGCTGCAAAACGCAAGCGCATTGCAGCCGGCAGCGGCGAAAAAATGCGCAAGCCTGGCACAAAAGGTGCCCCGACCGCTGCTGCCTTCAAAGCAGCCGCCAAAACCGCCAAAAAACCCAAGAAATAGCCTCATTTTCTTTATACCGAGGCCGCCGATGTACCTACGTCACACCAGCTCCGTCACCACTCCCTACCCCTTCGGCACCTCCGCAGGCGGCGCAGCCTCTGCTGGAGCCACCGACGCCTTCGGCCGCGTTCGTACATCCAACCCCCTCACTCTTTTCGACTCCAGTCACCGTTACCACGACAACGGACTTTGGGCCACCTCTACCGCCACGGGCGGAACATCTACGTTTGACGCCAACGCCGGCCTCGTCAACCTCGCTGTAACCACCAGTTCCGGCTCCGAGGTCATTCGCGAAACCACCAAATGCTGCTCGTACCAGCCAGGTAAATCCCTGCTGGTGATGTCCACTTTTACGTTGAACCCCGCCAAAACCGGCCTCCGCCAGCGCGTCGGCTACTACGGCGCCGCCAACGGCATGTACCTTGAACTTGCCAACACCACCCTTTCCTTCGTCGAACGCAGCTCTTCCACCGGCTCCCTAGTCGAAACCCGCGTCGCCCAATCCGACTGGAACACCGACCCCCTAAACGGCACCGGCCCCTCCAACCTCACCCTCGACCTGACCAAATCCCAAATTCTGTGGATGGACATTGAGTGGCTGGGCCTTGGCACAGTCCGCATGGGTTTCATCATCAACGGCAAATTCATCCACTGCCACTCTTTCCACCACGCCAACATCATCACCTCCACCTACATCACAACTGCCTCCCTTCCCCTCCGTTACGAAATCACAAATACCGCAGCCACCGCCAGCGTCAGCACCCTCAAACAGGTTTGCTCGACTGTACTTTCTGAAGGCGGTTACGAACTTCGCGGCCTCCAACAAGCTATCGCAACCGCAATTACTGCTCCTTACGCTCTAACTACTGCTGGCACTTACTACCCGGTTATTTCCTTACGCCTTAAGGCAGCCGCACTAGATGCAATCGTTATCCTTACCGCTTTATCTATTCTTGGCGCCACAGCCAACGCCAACTACAACTGGCGAGTAATTGCATCCGGCACAACTACCGGCGGCACCTGGACAAGCGCCGGAACTGAATCCAGCGTCGAATACAACCTCACTGGAACAGCAACAACCGGAGGCCGTGTCCTAGCCCAAGGCTATTTCAGTTCCACCAACCAAAGCACGGCATCCGTAGACATCCTCAAAGAGGCCCTATTCAAATTCCAGCTGGAACGCGACGGCCTTACTGCAACCCCTTACGAACTAAGTCTTGTTGTTACAGCAAGTGTGTCTACGTCTAACGTACACGCATCAATGGACTGGGAGGAAATCAGCCGCTAATGGCCATCCAAACAGTGAACGGAGGCTGTATTCACATCGAAATCGATGCTGAAGACGGCCTCACCCACGCCACATTCGTCTTCAAATCACCCCAAAACCCCGAAATCCTCGGCGGTTTTGTCACCATGCTGGCCCAAGGCGTCGAAGTACTGGTGCCTATCACCGACCCCGACGACGAGGAAGACGACGATGATTGATGCCAAAATAAGTACAAAGTAGGAGCCTAGCCGTGGTCTACAGCGCCAACGTCCCCCCAACTGGAGCTGTAGTCAGCGAATCGCCGTTCGTCCGCAGCCTAGAAGTCATCGGCATGATGCCGGACTGGAGCGTAATGGCTGCCGTTACCAACGGCACGAACTACTTGCGGGACATGAGCGAGACTTATCTCCCTCAGGAACCGCGTGAAGACGACGACGCATACCAAACCCGCGTCGACCGCAGCGTCCTCAGCCCCTACACCAGCCGCTTAATCGAGACCGCCGCCGGCGCCATCCTCCGCAAACCCATCCACATCGAGGGCGACCCCTACTGGCTGGAGCTGGCACAAAACATCGACGGCCTCGGCTCGAACATCAACGAATACGCCCGCCGCGCGTTGGTAAGCAGCCTTACCTACGGCCACAGCGCAATTTTGGTGGACTACCCAGCAGCGACGGAAGCCCGCAACTTGGCCGAAGAACGCGCCATGGGCCGCCGCCCGTACTTCGTCCATGTCGACGCCCCCCAGATCTGGGGCTGGCGCAAGGAACCCGGCACCAACCGCCTACTGCAAGTCCGCATCCACGACTACGACGTCCGCCCCCTCAACGAATTCGGCGAAGAACAAGTCGAGGAGATGCGCGTCATCTACCCAGGCCGCTACGACCTGTACACCCTCGGCCAAGAACTGGTGGAATTCACCGCCACGGGCGGCTACAGCCTCGACGAAATCCCGCTGGTCCCGATCTACAGCAACCGCCGTGGCCTGCTGGTATCCCAGCCCCCACTGCTGGACATTGCCAACATCAATATCACGCACTACCAACGACAAGCGGACCTTATCCACGCCCTCCACATCGCCGCCATGCCCACCCTCGTCCTAGAGGGCTGGGATGACACAACTGGTTCCGCAACGATGGGCGTCAACTACGCCATTGCCATGCAACCAGGCAACAAGGCGTACTACGTCCAAGCCGACGCCACCAGCTTCGACGCGCAAATGGCCGAACTGGAATCGCTGGCATCCCAAATGTCCACGCTTGGCGTGACCAAACTCTTCGGCCAAAAATTCGTCGCTGAATCTGCCGAGGCCAAGCGCATCGACCAAGCCCAAAGCAACAGCGTCCTTTCGATCATCAGCCAAGAACTGGAAAGCGCCCTCAACCAAGCCTTCGCCTTCGCGGCCCAGTACGTGGGCATGGAACCACCCGAAATCACGATTGACCGCGACTTCGACTACTACCGCCTGATCGGCCAAGACGTCTCCGTACTGGCCCAACTGAACCAGATGGGTAAAATCAGCGACGCCATGCTGCTGGAAGTGCTGCGTCGCGGCGAAGTCCTGCCCGACAACATCAACATCGAAGACGAACTGGAAGCCTCCACCACAAACGCACTGGCACTGCCAGAAGCCGCAGAGAACACCGGCGACGAGGACATGGAGCAGCGCGAAGAGGAACTCGATTCTTAACTGCTAACCTATAAGTGTCCAAGTAACACATAACTGTGCCTGAAGAACAGCAAGCACCAGTAACTCCTGTGGAGGCTGTTGCCCCTCAGCCTGTGGCTGAAAGCTCCGATCTGGCCACCCAACTCGAAGCACTTCGTGCGAAAAACCAAGAGTTGATTGCCGAGCGCCGCAAAGACCGCGAAAACCGCGAAAACCTCCAGAAACAGCTAGACGAACTACGTGTAGCCCAAGAATCCGCCAAAACCGCCAAATTGGCCGAATCCGGCGAATTCAAAACTCTCTGGGAACAAGCCCAAGAGACGGTCGCCGAGCTTAAACAGCAGCTCGCCGCAAAAGAATCCGAAGTGGAACAAATTCGCCAAGGATTCACACAAGAACAAGTGAAGTCAGCCGCTATTGCACAACTTTCTCAAGCTGGTGCACTGGCACCCGATCAGCTGTATCGTTTACTTCAGGAGAACCTACGCGCTAAAGAAGGACAGCCTGTGGCTGTTGTCGGCGGCGTGGAAGTTCCAGTTGGTGAGTACATCGCCAACTTAAAAAACCCCGGCAGCGGTTACGAGCACCACTTTGCAGCTACGAACCGTGCCGGCATGGGTGTTACGGGTAGTGCCCGCAATACAGCCCTCCCCGGCCAAGCCAACCCCTGGTCTAAGGACAGCTGGAACGTCACTCAGCAAATGATGATGCTTGCCAGCGACCCCGACAAAGCCCGGTTGTTGAAAGCCGAAGCCGGCCTCTAGCCCCTGTGGGGCAACCTCCCCAACCTTGACTCCACTGGAGCTACCCAATGTCTGCTTCTAACAGCAACTTCGGGGGAACTTTTCTCTCGAACCTTGTAACTCGTCCCGAGTTTCTTCAGTACACCGCTGAGGGCATCTTCGAGCAATCGAAGTGGGTCCAGAGCGGCATCATCCAGCGCAACGCTGCCCTTGATGCCCGTGCTGGCGGCACCCGCGTGCGCGTGCCTTTCTTCGACCCCATCGCCCCCACCGAGACCCAGATCCTCTCCACCTCCAGCTGGAACGGTGGCCTGGGTTATCTGACCGCCCAGAACGTCACTGCCGACGAGCAGATCATGACGATTCTGCACCGTGGTTTCGCCTACGCCGCTGACGACCTCAGCAAACTGGGCTCTGGCGCCGACCCCCTGGCCCACGTCCGCAACCAGCTGTCTGCCGCCATCAACAAGCTGAAGACCGCCACCTTGGCAGCCCAACTGCTGGGCCTGTTTGGCGGAATCAGCGGCGCTGGCGTCCTCGGCCCCAACCAGAGCAACAAATCGTTCGCTGGTGTCCCCGGTTCCATGACCGAGGCCAACTTCCTGAACGTGGCCAACGTGGTTGGCACCAAGGCTCTGCTGGGTGAGCGCGGTGACGAGCTGGACTCGATCGCCATGCACTCCAACGTGGCTTACTACCTGCAACAGGTGGGGATGCTGACTTTCAGCACCTCGGCCCTGTCCACCGGCGGCGCCATCACTTGGGGTGGCGGCGGCGTGGGCATCACCGCTGCTGAAGTGGCCACCTTCGCTGGTCTCCGCGTGGTCATCGACGACCAACTGACTGCCCTGACCGGCGGCACCTCCACCCACGCCAAGAAGTACCCCGTGTACCTCTTCAAGTCGGGTGTGGTTTCCGAGGGCATCCAGCAGGACCTGCGCCTCGGCGCAGACCGCAACATCCTGTCGATGCAGGACATCCTGGCTGTCGACTACCACTACGGTTACCACATCACTGGTACCAAGTGGAACGTGGCTGGCGACAACCCGACCAACGCTGCCACCACCGGCAACCTGGCCGATACCGCCTCCTGGAGCCTGGTGTACAGCACCACCAAGCAAGTGCCTATCGCTCGCCTGCTGGTGAACACCCCGTTCGACACCTCCGCCTACGCTTGATTCGAAGCGGAAACCAAGAAGCCCCCGAAAGGGGGCTTTTCTTTTGGCTAATCAGCCCTCAAGCTGCCCTACACGTACTCGCTCCTGGTACTCAAAAATCTCCGGAGCCCGGCCCACCAACTTGTAGGAATGACTCAACAGCTCACGAAACACATGCGGACTAACGGCCAGCTCCTGCTGGATCGTCTCGGCATCTTTACCAGCGGCAAACATCTCGCGGATTGCCACTGCAACGGGCTCCAGTGAGCGAACGGTGTCACCAGGCAACGCGGACGGTGCGGATTTCTCCTTTACTTCTAGGCTGTCAGCAGCTTTGCGAGCAGGCATGAGTACAGTGCGTCTCTTCGTACTACAGGATAACTGTCGCAGCTTTGTTGACGTCCAGTACGGCCAACACCTAGAAGCCCAAGCAGAACTCGAAATGTTTGGCGCAAAGGTGTATCACTCAATGGTGCTGAGCAATCCTCCCAAACAAAGGAAATCACGCACTAGCGCTAGACTCAAACAAAGGATGTACTAACTGTGGCTGCCGTCATTGATGCCACCATCGCTGGGACGTCAGCCAACAGCTACGTAACGCTGGCTGCTGCCAACACATATTTCGAGACCGTCCCAGACTCGGCCACCTGGACCGATAAAACAGACGACCAGAAAAACCGCGCCCTTGTCAGCGCCACCCGCTGGATCGACGCCCTTAGCTTTTACGGCGACCGCTGCACCACGACGCAAGCCCTCAAGTGGCCACGCGAGGACTTCGAAGTTGATGGCATCGAACTGGTCTGCACTGTCATCCCCACAGAAATCAAAGTCGCCACCTACGAACTGGCACGCGCCCTCGCCAACGACACCGACGCCATCACGGGCAGCACCGGCACCACCGGCCTCTACGACCAAGTGGAACTGGGCGAGCTAAAGGTCAAATACAAATCCAGCTCAATGACACCGGGCATGGTGAACAACGTCTTCGACCTCTACCCCTGGCTGCAGACCTACCTCGGTGCCTACTGCATGGGGGGCGCCACCAACTACGCCGTCCGTCTACGTCGAGGCTGACATGGGCCTAATTGACACCACCTTTGCCCCAATCCCGACCTCCGTCCTTGCCGACTGGGGCCAAAACATCACGTATATCAAAACCTCTACACCCCGAACCTACGACCCAACAACCGGCATAGTCACTGGCGCCGATACTACGGTCACAGTCAAAGCAGTCATCACCCGAGTCAGCCCGCGTGAAGCCGAAGGTCTATACCAAACCACTGATCTCAAAGTCATCATCGGCGCCAGTGAGCTTGGCACGTACTACCCGACTGAGGCCGACCGCATCCGATACCAGCAAGCTGGCGCAACCCGCGAGGCAAAGATCATCGCCATCACGACCTATCGCGGCGACAACCCGGTTTACCACTCTCTAATCGTGAGGCCCCAGTAATGGCACGCAAAGGTTTTTGGCAAGGAGGTGTGAATATACTGCAAGAACTTGATCGCGTAGCCGCAACAACGGTTTACAACGGTCCGAAACGCGTCGCTGAAAGAGTAGTACGTGAATTACAGCAAGCCGGCCCAAGTTGGACCGGAGAGTTTTCTAACTCTTGGGAAATTCAAACACCCACAACAACCGTACGCGGTACAGGACAGCCCGGCGAACCTCGTCCTTTAATTACGCCCCCTTTAACGGGTACTCAAGTAACAAAAAGTATCTTTAGTACAGACAGCGTAGTTTTTCGCATCACTAATTTTGCTCCTCACGCATTAGAAGCTATTGATGCAATACAGCATGACCGCCAATACTACGCACGCCGTTTAACTCCAGAACCGCAAACAGCGTTGGGCCGCCAAAAATGGGAGCTTAACGGCCCTCGTTCTCAAGTTTCTTATCGTGGTCAGATTGGTGGAGGTAGCGAAGGATCTAATTCCAGTCGTACGGCACCCCTCGACTGGTTTGCCACTTACGCCAGCTCTAATCTGGGACGAGCAGTTCAGCTAGAGATGGATTCCGCTATGACACGAAGATTTTCATGAACTACCAAGCAATCCGCGCCGCCGTCGAAAATCCACTGCTTTCCGCCTTTGGCGCACTGGCACCTGCAGTGCCTGTTTACTTCGACAACATCACAGCGGTCCCGCCTAACACCACTACTGAGTACGTTCGCGTCAATGTTACTTTCGGTATTACCAACGAACCCACGCTTACCAGCAGCGTTGACAACGCCCGTGGCGCGATTGTTATCCGCATTTTCACGGAAAAAGGCCGCGGCCCAGCCCGCAACCAAACGCTGATCACCACTGCAGTCAACGCACTGGAAACACTCAACAACACCGCCAAAACAACCAGCGGCGTATTTTTCCGCGTCGGCGAAATTAACGGCCCAACATTTTCAGCAACAGAGGAAGCTCCCCACTTTGTGGGCCGCATTGATACGTCCTACGTTGCAACTGTCTTGTCGTAGGTGATGCTTAACCACAGGCGCTAACCTGTATTAAGCCGGGCAGTGCCCGCCCAACAACGTTCACTTGGTACGCCCTATGGCCACCACCGTTCTGTCCGGCACGTCCGGCGCCCTCTACTACAAACCCGCCGGCACCACCGGCACCTTCGGTGAATCCGGTGTCAACATTTCCACCGATGTGATCACCGTTGCCCCCTACCTGAACTTCAAGGTAGGCGACCCGGTGAAATTCCGCGTGGTGAATAGCCAAACTGGCGGCTCCGGTACCGGCACCCTGCCTGCGCCTATCTCCGACGCCACCACCTACTACGTCCTGAGCTACACCGCTGCAACTGGTGCACTCACCGTATCGACTACCGCTGGTGGCACCATCCTGGCCATCACCGATGATGGCACTGCGACTGTTCCCAACGAATTCGAGGTTTACTACGCCGACTTCGCCGTAGTTGGCCAAGTCCGCGACTGGAGCTTCGAGATCAGCCGCGCTGAAATCGACGTCACCACCATCGGTCAAACCCCCGGCCAGTACGTGCCCTTCCGCAGCTACATCAGCGGCTTTGGCGATGGCACCGGCACCGCAACGGTCTACATGACCAATGAGGACGCTGCCCTGTCCAACCGCATGATCGAGGACGTGCTCCAGCGCCAGCAAACTGGGGCAGCCTTCAAGCTCTACACCGACCGCGTGTTCAGCGGCGGCACCCTGAGCGAAACCCTGAGCCGCTCGATCTCGTTTGATGCCGTGCTGACCTCGGCCAGCCTGAACATCAACCCCGACGACGCCCAATCGGTGACCGTCAACTTCCGCCCCGCTGCTACGCCCACCTTCGATTTCAGCCAAGCCTGATAATCTGCTGTCGCAGCCAGTTCAGCAGCCCCGGCCACAAGCCGGGGTTTTTTATTTCTACTCCGCTACACTAATCGCATACCCCAAGCACTGGTATGCCCGTTCCTGTACGCGCAATCGACCGTCTCCGCAAGGCCGCCAACCTGGAGCCCGTCAAGAAAGTAGTAGAGCTTTCCGATGGCACCAAATTCGAAATGTGGGTGGCACCGCTGACAATGGCTGAGCGCGAACGCGCCCAAAAGCAGGCCAAGTCCGACGATGCCAACGCCTTCGCACTCCAACTGCTGATTGCTAAGGCCCTCGACGAATCCGGCGCCAAGCTTTTCAGCGTCGGCGAGGTGGACGTCCTGAAAAACGAAGTCAAGGACAAGGACTTGCAAGCGCTGATGCTGGCGATCCTGACCGACGACGCCGAGCCCATCGACCCAAAATCCTGAGCGCCGAACTCCGCAAGGACAGCTGGCTCATGCTCCAGTTTGGCGTCGCCAAAGAGCTGGGCCTAACCCTTACCGAAGTTCGGACGACCATGACCGCCGAGGAGCTACTCGGCTGGAGCGCCTACTTCCAAATCCTGAACGAAGACCAGCAAAAGGAAATCGACAAGGCCAAACGCCGCCGCTAGCCCGGCGGCTTTTTTACACCGTAAACTGAAGTACCAGAGTATGCGTGGAACGCCGTGGCTGCCTACAGAGCCGATATCGAGATTGGCGTAAAAGGCATACAGCAGCTTCAGGCTATTACAAAACAAATAAACACTCTTTCCACAGGAGTAGATAGTGTAAACAAACGGTTAGCCGGTGCCTCGCAAAGTCTCAATGCCTACAACGCAAACCTTGCAAAAGCTGCTGCAACACTTAATAAGGTAAATGCCGGAACAGTTGCTGAGGCAGACGCAGTACGACAGTACGTGCAAGCGTTGGGTCAAGCTAATGCCGCAAGAGATAGACAAAACCGCTTAATTCAACAACAAATAGCTTTACAGCGCAAAGCTGTTCCGACAGCAAACGCAGGTTTTGGCTTACAAGGTCCAGCGTTACCTCCCGCAGCCGGCACAGCTGCGCGGACAAGCCGAGGTATTGGAGGACGTTTAGGTGGAGCAGTAAGCGGTGCAGTTATCGGCGGAGTTTTTCCACTGCTATTTGGTCAGAGTGGTGGAGCCGCTGCCGGCGGTGCTATCGGTGGTCTTTTAGGTGGTTTAGCAGGCCCTGGAGGAGGCTTTGCCGGATCGTTACTAGGAACCTTAATCGGCGATATTGCGTCTAGGGGACAAGCAGTTAAACAACTAGGAGAAGATTTAGGTTTCTCTGCAGAGCAAACTAAACAGTTAGCTGCTGCGTTTAAAACCGCTAACACTGACGTAGAAAAGTTCACAGCGGTAATCCAAAATGTTCGAGGTTTGGGGCTAGAGCTTGAAGATCAAGCTAAAGCAGTTCAACTAATTACTACACTTACTGAAAAGTACGGTGGTTCCTTTGAAAAAACAGGTAGCGCTATTACATCGGCCCTTGAGTCAGGCAAAGTAACTCAAGCAACTCTTAACCAACTGACGAGTCAGGGCATAAATATTCAAGGAGAGTTAGCGGATAAGTATGGAGTCAGCCGTGATGCCATCTTGAAGATGGCAAAAGACGGGGATATTTCAGTACAAACGCTAATTGATACGCTTGTAAAAATGGGTAACGAAGGAGTAGCAGCTGTAAACAAGCCAAAGACCGCTATGGAGCGGTTAACAGCCAGTGTCAGCGCACTTGGGCAGTCTTTAGCTGGCTTAGCTACTACTCTCGTTCGCGCATTTGGACCAGCTTTGCAATGGCTAACCGATCGTGTTACTGATTTCGTTAATGCTGTATCTAGAGCTATTTCAAGGCTTGCAGATTTAATGAGTGGAGGCCGTATGGCCCAAGCAGACATACAAGCAGCTCGTTCGGCTGAAACAGCCACGCAACGAAAGTTTGGAATACTTGGTGGGATACGTGCGCTTAATCCAGAAGCCCAAAAGTATTACGAAAATCAGAAACAACTAGAGCTGCGTCGTCTAGTTCCTGGCGCCTTTGCTCCTGCAGCACCAGCAGCGGGACGTCTTAGAAGTTTTAACGTGCCGTCTCAAGCCGCACCTTCAGGCGGTGCCGGAGCTAAAGGCCCTAAACCACCAGAAGATCGCACAGCACTTCTTCAGGAAGACTTAGAAGCTATGAAGCTTATGTCCGTCACTCAAGACGGTATACGCGATGCTCTTTTTGAAGGAAATAAAGAACTAGCTATACGCTTGGAATACGACCAAAAGGTAGCGGACATTAACCGTGATGCAGCAAAAGCCTTACTAAATGCAAACTACGAAACAGAAAAAGTCGTTATTAAAGCTCAAGAGATTGTGCGTCTTAAGGACGCAGAGCTGGAGCGTGAAGATAAATTACGGGAGCTTGCACGAGATAGGGAAATGGAAATAAAAAACATAATGGAAAAATTGGACATGGAACTTATAAAGGTAGGGGCAACTACGGACGTAAAAAAACAGGCAGTTCAGTATCTTGAAATTGAGAACGGACTAAAAGCACAGGGTATAACACTTACCGATGCCGACAAAGAAGCGATACGTAATAAGATTGCACAAATCCAGAAGCTAACAAAGGAACAGGAGGCGGCAAACGCCAAACTTCAAATGGAAAAAGATTTATTTGAAGGCATTTCAAGCACGGTTGCTAGTACATTTAGCGGCGCTATTGATGCTGCTGTAAAAGGTACTGAAAACCTTGGAGACGCATTGAAAGGACTTGCTGGCGATCTGTTGGCAACAATCGGCAAAATGATGATTATGTACGGTATTGCTCAAGCGCTTGGCGCTGCTGGAGGTTCGGATGGTGTTGGTGTGTTTTCTTTTCTAGCTAAAGGTTTTGGCTTTAGGGGCGCAAAGGATGGTGCGTACTGGCCTGGAGGATTTGAAGCTTTTGCTCAAGGTGGTGTTGTAACGAGCCCTACGATGGGCTTAATTGGCGAAGGTGGTGAACCGGAATACGTCATTCCGCAATCTAAAATGTCCGCCGCCATGTCTCGCTATTCGCGTGGCGCACGCGGGGAATCTGTAATCCCAGGCAGCGGCACCAGCGCTCAGGGCAGTAATGCGGCAACCGCAACGGTGGAACCCATCGACGTCCGCTACAGCGTGGAGCGCATCAACAATGTCGAGTACGTTACGGCTGATCAATTCCGAGCCGGCATGGCACAAGCCGCCCAACAAGGCGCCATACAAGGCGAACGCCGCGCCATGCGAACCTTGACCAACAGCGCTGCTGCTCGCGGGAGGCTCGGAATCTGATGGAATTCAACTACGGCCACCTGTTCGAGGTCGGTCCTACCAATCAAACCCGCTTCAGCTTTCAAAACTTTCGCATCAACGAACAAATTACGCACAACAATCGCAACTACTTATACCTACCTTTTGGATTTGGTGGTGCGGTTGCAACGCTCAAGGGCGACAACCTAGATGCCACCTTGCAATTCGGCAACACCGATATCACGCGCAACTGGACTGCCGAAGCAATCCAAGGTTTGTGGGTCGGCAAAGTGACCACAGTTTTGTGGTCAGAAGCCAGCATCGCCCGCGTTCTGTACAGCTATTGGGGTGTCTGCTCTGCCGGCGGCTGGGATGAAACCAGCATCCAAGTTTCGCTGAACAGCGTGCTGGATGCCGTGGATGCAAACGTACCAGCCCGCCGGTTGACGCGCCGCACAATCGGCAACATCCCCTTTACCAGCTCTGTACGTGTGTGAGCACCTGATTGGTCGCCCCTACACCTACGGCGAGAACGATTGCATCAACCTTGTCCTCGACGCCTTAGGCGAAATGGACATGAATCCACCGGCGGTCAATACCGACTGGTACGCCATGACCCCACGGCAAGTCTTGCGAGAGCTGGAACGCTTTTGCGATCGCATTGACTGGCCGGCTTACGATGGTGACATCACGTTGTTGGCCGCCAGTCCGCTGGCATTCGGGGTTGCATGGCAGAACGGTATCCTCTTCATAAACCCCTTGATCTCCGCAGTGGACTGGAAACCGGCGGACAAACTTACGATCCGCCGCTCCTACCGTATGAAGTTGCGCTGATCGAAGCGCTTGGATGTAGCCAAGAGGATTACAAGCAGTTTGTCCGTTATGCGCGTGATGCCGTACATGTGCGCCCTGCGCAATATGAACATATACCGGAGATTTACGCACTGGGACCTGGAGTAATACCAGCCGTATCGTATTTAGGCGCACAAGCTGCAGCAAAGTCAGCAACAACAATTATTCTTACCAACCTTGCTATCGGTATTGCCTTAACTGCCGCCAGCATGTTGCTGGCACCCAAACCCCCGGCTGTTTCCGATAAGCGCGTCAAGCAGCGCGAGCTGCGCAACCAGATTGGTCCCAGCCGCTTCAATCAAACCTCATCGTTCGACAACATCGCGTCTCTTGCCGAATATGGTCAAGTCATTCCTATTCCTTTCGGCAAGCTTGACGTCGGCGCCGATGGTGTAGACACAGGCGGTCTAACTCTTACTCCCGCACTCGTCTGGAGCCGCGTTTACTCCTACGGAACCTACCGCGCATTTGAAGGCATCTACGTTGCCGGTCAGTACGGACTGGCAACGCCAAAAATTGCCGGTGTCCGCCTTGGCACCTTTGCACTTAACAACCTAAACCTTAACGAATACGCGCTGTTTTGGTCTTCACAGGCGGGCAAAAACAATCCTGCCAGTGTCCGCAATTTGATCGGTGGCACCCAAGGCGCACGCGATTCAGGCACGTCCGGTCGCCCTTTTGTATTTACTGCCCCAAGCATCGAGCAGGACGTTGACGACTCGGCGTCTATGGCGCACTCGCCCCAGTCGCAGGTGCAGTTTGGTACTGCCACGCCCATCCACAACGGCACTGCGTATCGCTACAACTGGGAAATCATCAGCGCCCCGAGCATCAGCTTTGAGGGCGAAAACGGCGACGAAACCAAGAAAGAGATTCGCGCCCGCCGCCGCAAAATTGCCGGCAGTCTTGCCGATCAAATCCCAAGCGACAGAGAAAGTGCCGACGCTCGCGCCGGGCAGCCTGGAGTGGGTCGCGCCTACTCCCGCACAATGGGTCTTACGCACCATCGCCCAGTCAATAGTTCTCTCGCCACCGAGTACAACAGCAAAGCAGTTGTAAACACCCAAAAGGGCGATGTGATCAAGTTCACGCTTTACCGCCAAGACTGGGTGGAGCTAAACAGTGACTTCACTTACAACGGGTACAAAACAGAAACCACAGTTAAAGACCTTAAAGATTCAGCCAAGACTTGGCGCGAGAACGCATCGGATCTGCTGAGCGTTGGCACCGAATGGATTATCGGCGCAACTGTATGGCGTGTCACCAAAAATGAAGGTATTGATAACGTCGACAGCCGCCTCGTGGTTGACATGGAGTGCGTAGAAGTCCTAGGCGACGACCGCATTGGTATCGCCGGTGAACGAGCTGTCGGCAAAGCGCTGGCTGGTTACGAAGGCGCCACATTCGACCAAACGATCCATTGCGACATCAACCACTGGCCGCTGTGCCGCTACTACGCCTCCTCGATCCGCCCCGTTAGGCGTGAAGCGCAAGTCATCGAACTGGGCATTCGATCTCAAGTTTGGAACCGCGCCGAAGGCTTGTGCAATTTCAGCACCATTCCCACCCCAGCCAAGCTCTTCCGTTTTGACAAAAAGAGCGTCACGGTTACAACTCCGCGCCAAACACGCTATTTCAACCGCGCCAGCTTCTTTCAGATTGCAGTACGCCCAGTCCCAACTCGTTCGGTAACACTTGACTGGTCTGTAATTCCGCAACTTTTGTGCGTGGTGGGCCGCAGCCCCGTTGACCTGCACAATTACATTCGTATCAAAGCTAGCGATACTGAGTACTACGAGTACAAATTTATCCCGAAAACAGGCGCTGATATTTACCACAACTACGCCGATGCCTCCGCATGGCGTCTTAAGGCTGACGAAGAGCGCGTATTGGGCTGGAGCCTGTTTGAGACCGATTACGGCTTTTTTAGTTTGCAGACCAATGGCATAGTTGTAAATATCAGCGACTTAACCAACTCCCCTCAACTTTTAACCGACAAGAGCGACGCAAATAATGTCCCGACTGTTCTGCCAACCACCTATAGTCCCACAGCTATTGCGGTCAGCGAGACACGCGTCACTCAAGGTGACAACCGAGCTGTAATAGACGCGTGGCTGACGCATATATTTGGTGTGGCGACAGATGAGCGCTATCAAACCACAACGCAAACGCAAAAAATCACAATCTCAAAACAAGGCAAGCCAGAGCACACACTGGAGTTCAGGGTAAAAGCTACATCCGTAAAAAATAAAGACAAGGATAAAGACAGCATCCGCCGCTGGACTTGGCAGGACATCTCGTACACAGTTTTGAATCACGTAGGAAGCTGGCCTATCGGCACAAAAGCTGATCTACAGGTAAGCGGCTTAAACACCATCACAAACCCGTTCGCAAAAGCAAACGGCTACACCTCGGTCACGCTTACCTTTTCCGTTACGCAAGTTGAAGAAAAGATCCTTCGCCCAAAAGACGCCGACCTCAGCACAGCCGAGCGCTCGTTTGAAATCGGCACTGGCATTGCTGACTGCAGCTATTTTGAGGAGCTAAACAAAAGCAACGAAAACGGCCCCGAGCACGAGATCGTCTACGTCAACGAGTACGTCACCAACGATGCAACGCCTGAATACACAAACATGTCTGTCGTCTCTTTAAGCATGAAGAGCAGCGGACAGATCAGCAGCGTCGATCAGATGCGACTGTGGGTACCAGAGGGTATTGCCGTCCCACGCCTGCTCGACAACACAACCGGAGCTAGCAACAACTTTGCTGACCTGGTGCTGTATCTCCTTCAAAACTCCGAGCAGGGCTTGGGTAGCACCATCCCTGCCGAGCTGATCGACACCGCAAGCCTTACGACTACCGCCCGCTTCCTGAACGCCAACAAGATTTTCTTTGACGGCGTTATCGAAGAATCGGAAAACTTGCGCTCGTTCTTGTACGACGCAGCTTCGTTGCAGCTCTGTAATTTCACCATCAAGAATGGGCGGTTCGGCATGATGCCGGCACTTCCCTACGACAGCAACGGCAAAATCGCAGCACTACCAATTTCGGTGGAGCAAATTTTCACTGCAGGCAACATTATCGAAGGCAGCCTGCAGCTCAGCTACCTAGATGCAGCACAGCGGATCGACACCACAGTGCAGGTGCAGTGGCGCGAAACACTAGAAAACGAGCTACCTACACCGCGCTCTGCCGTTGTTTCCTGGACCGATGCAAGCGGTGACACCTCGAACCAGCAAAACATCGCCCTCAGCGATTTCTGCACAAACCGCGCTCAGGCTCTACTCACGGCAAAATTCCTGTTGGCAACACGTCGCCGCATCACCCATAGCGTCGCCTTCAAAACTGTGCCAGATGGCCTGAGCATCGAGCCCGGCTCGTACATCCGCGTACTGACCACCAGCACCACGTATTCAGCACAAAACAACGGTGCGATTACCGACGCTGGCACACTTGTCTCAATCAGTTCCATCGAGGATGGTAATTACACCGCGCTTATTTACGATCCTGCATCCGGACAAATTAACGAGCAGAGCATCACGATATCCGCAGGCGTTGTCCTTGACGACAATGTGCATGGCTGCCTGTTTACGCTGCTGACCCAGCAAAACAACCAAGCGATCTACCAAGTGGAGCAGCTAACCATTGAAGAGGATGGTCTGATCAGCATCTCAGCCATCCACGTTCCTGTGGACGAGAACGGCGCTAGCCTTGTTGCAGCAGACATTTTGACCGGCACGTTTGAGGTGCAGGAGTAATGACGTTTCCAGCACTGGTCCCAACAAGCCGCGAGTTCAGCCCAGGCGACTGGCCTGTTAAACGTTTCAATTCGCAGTCAGGATCCGAAATTCGTATTTTGTACGGTAACCAGCGCAGCAACGCAAAACTGTCGCTGAGTTACGACAACATTTCCGATAGTAACGCTCAGTTATTTTTGACGGACTACGACGCGCAATACGGCACGTTGCGCACATTTGATCTACCTGCTGCTGTGCTGACTGGAACATTGGTTGCGATGGAAGCACCAGCGGGCAGCAAGTGGCGCTATGAAGCCGAACCACAACTGCGATCTGTTCGCCCCGGTCGCAGTAGCGTTACAGTAAATCTGGTGGCTGTCATCTAATGGCCAAAGTATTTACTGGCAAAGACGGCGCCCTGCTGATCGACGGTGCCACCCAACTCAAGGTCACAAACTGGACCCTGACTGGCAGCGTGGAGATGCTGGAGACCACCAGCCTTGGCAACGCGCAACGCACATACGCCCCCGGCGTCCAAGAATTCAACGGTAGCGCCACGCTTCTGTACTACAGCGATGACGCCGAGCGCAACGACGCAGCCGACGCACTGCGCAAGGTCTTGAAGGTTGACGGTGTAAGTGACGGCGATACCGTAGTAATCCGTCTGCGCCTTATTCAGGGCAACACAAATCACGACGTTTCTTTTACTGCCTATATCACCAGCGTTTCGTTTGGCGCCAGCGTCGGTGAAATTACATCAGCACAAATCAGCTTCCAAACAACTGGAGCACTAAGTGAGGTGACGTTGTAATGGGAATTTACCTTGGCAATATCGGCAACATCGAGCTGACACGCAAATCGCTCGAAGGCTTTAAAGAATCTGTCGTCAATCCATCTGACGTAAACGGCACACGTCACCGTTTCAGTTTCGATTTCAACGAAGGTTTTCTGATTAGCGGCGACCTCGTTGCCATCAGCACAACAGACGGCACCGATCTCGACTTTGTGGCGCCCAGCGGCTGGAGCGATGGAACCGTCCACGAAAGCGGCAAGTGGTACGTCTTTGTCGACGAGCTTGGCGGCATCCGCCTGTACGACAACTTCAATGACAGCCTGGAAGGAAGTACCGCCGGACTTGTTGAACTTGCCGATATCAACCGCGACATTCCCATAAAAGTAGAAATTGAAGACCTTGCAGGTAGGTTGCTGGCATCAATCAGCGACTACGAACTGAATACAACACGTGAAACGGTTGACGTTACAACGCTTTCGGACGAGCACCGCCAGCAATATAGCAGCCTGATCAGCGGCAGTGGCCGACTTACTGCGCAGTGGGATTACGTCAACGAGATCAATCAGGAGCCTGTGCATTACCTGATGCAACTGGTACTGCGCACGGAAATCGGCTCTGCCTTCCACGCAAAGTTTTTCATCAAAACCTTGGGTGCCACTGCGAACGCTGGATCTTTTGCCGGCTCGCAGGTCAACGATCAAGTGTGGTGGGAATTTGATGCGATTGTGACGGGCAGCGCCACAAGTTTTGCCCCTGGCGACATTGTGGTTTCGACGATTGATTTTGTAGCTACAGGACCGATCCGCTTGCGTGCCAACACAACGCCACGCCGCAAGTTGCTACAAGAGACGGGCGATCCTATTGTGCTCGAACAGGGCGGAGGCTATCTGCTCTTGGAAGACAGCGATGTCTAAACTAAGTACACCGGAACGAGAGGCTAGCTGTGTCTGACCTGAAGATCAGCGAACTACCCCAGCTAGCTGGCGCAAACCTTGCCGCCAACGACCTGCTGGCCGTCGCTGATACCAGCGCCAGCGAGACACGTAGCATCACGATCTCGGACGGCATCGGCAAGGCTGTCACGCTGATTGCCGACGACACAATCCCGAGCGCGAAAATCCTGTTCGCTGCTGGCTCAGTACCAGGCAGCGCCATCGAAGGCGAGAGCGTCAATACTTCTCAACTTGCTAACGACGCTGTAAACGCTGCCAAGCTTGGTGATAACTCTGTAACGCGTCTTGTCAGCACACTTCCCGCAAATGGCGACTTTGTTGGCCAGTTCGCTCTCGATACTGACGACCTCAAGCTTTTTTGCTGGAACGGCTCCACTTGGCAAGCGATCAAAGCCGGCGGCTCGGTCAACACCGTAGTCGGTGGCAGCGAAGGCGTCGTCAACGTCACCGTCACTCAAACTGGTGATAGCGTCACCCTTAACACCACCCTCGACAACACCAGTGCTGCCAGTCAATTCTTGGCTGGTCCGACGTCTGGTGCTGGCTCTGTCACCTACCGCGTGATTGCTCCGGCAGATCTGCCGACTGCCACCACCACCGATAAGGGCGCCGTTCTGGTAAACGGCAACGGTCTCGCCATGAGCGGGAACCAGATTGTCATTAATAACACGGTTACTGAAAACACGAGTGCGTACCACGTTGTTCGCTACAACGCCAAGGGCTTAATCACCGATGGTCGCGCTCTGATTGGCGCGGATGTACCAGTCGCCACATCCGGAACAGTCGGTGTTGTCGCTCCTGGTGCTGGTCTTGGCGTCAATGCTGCTGGCACCATTAGCCACACCAACACAGTCACGCCAGGCACCTACGAAAAAGTCACTGTTGATGCCCAGGGGCACGTCACTGCGGGCGGCAACCTAGTCAGTGCAGATCTGACTGACATTGAATTCAGCGCCAGCCAACTTACTAGCGGCACGATCAATGCAGCCCGTTTTGCTGCTAATTCGATTGAAGGGACCAAACTTTCAAACAACGCTGTCACCAAAATCGGTGGTGCAGGCTCAACTAATGGCGTTGTTGTATTCCCCACTCCTGATTACAACGGACAGTATTTTTACGATTCCCTAAACGGCGACCTCTACCTATACGACGGTAACGCTTGGCAGCCGATCACCATTACCGCCGGTGAAATTATCTTCGCTGGTACGTTTAGCGCCAACCCTACTTACAACAGCGGCGCCGGCAAAATCCTCACTCTGACCAGTGCCGGTACCGCGCTGGGTCTTACTGTCAATAGTGCGCTACCTCTTGCATCCGGCACCAACAGTCGCTACTACTTTGTCGTCAGCGAAGGCGGCACTCCAACTACGGGTAACGCGCCACTTGTTGCCTTGGCGCCGCCTGACATTGTGTTGTCGGATGGTACGGCTTGGACGCATGTTGATGTGTCGTCCACTGTGGTGGCAGCGAACGCGTCAAATGTCACAACAACTGCAATTTCTGGCCTCACCGGCAGCAATGTCCAAGATATGCTGTCATCTCTAAACAGCGTAAAAGCAAATAGAGCTGGCGATACATTTACCGGCAACATCACGCTGGACGCCACCAGCCTGATTTACGACACTGGATCGTTCAACACGACCCTTTCTGCTGCAACAAGCAGCGCCGCACGCACCATCACGCTGCCCGATCAAACCGGCAACGTACTCGTAAGCGGTAATGCCAGCATCGTTAATGCGGATATAAACGCTAGTGCTGCGATTGCCTACAGCAAACTCGCTGCCTTGACCAGTGGCAACATCCTTGTTGGCAACGCCTCGAACGTTGCGACTTCAGTGGCAGTATCGGGCGATGTCACTATCAGTAATGCAGGCGTCACCGCTATCGGCAGCGGCGTCATTGTTGATGCAGATGTAAATGCAAGTGCCGCTATTGCATTTAGCAAGCTCGCATCGCTGACCAGCGGCAACATACTGGTTGGCAACGGCAGCAACGTGGCGACATCCGTCGCTATGTCCGGTGACATTACAATCAGCAATGCCGGTGTAACGGCAATCGGCAGCGGCGTAATCGTTAATGCTGACATCAACGCATCTGCCGAGATCGCAGTCAGCAAACTGGCTAACGGCACTGCCCGTCAACTCCTTCAAACCAATGCTGCCGGGACTGACGTCGAGTGGGCCAGCAACATCAGTATCCCCGGCACGCTCGGTGTCAACGGTGAGACAACGCTTAAAGAAATCACCGAAACCGTTTACGATCTTGTCGGTACTTCTATTGACCCTGCAAACGGCACGATCCAATACAAATCGCTCAGCGGAAATACAACTTTCACCGAAGCCTTAACGAGTGGTCAGTCTGTAGCATTACGTCTTGAAAACGGGGCGAGCTACACGGTGACTTGGCCCACAATCACATGGGTATCAGCTAGCGGCAATTCTGCTCCTACCCTTACAGCAAAAGATGTCCTGGTGTTCTGGAAAATCAGCACCACCTTGTATGGTGCTTACGCAGGGAGCTACGTCTGATGCTGAGTAAATTACTGGCGCTTGCCGTTTCTAATCAAGGCGCGAATTACTGGATCGCCACGCTTTCTCAATCTTCTCGTGACGTTATCGGCAAAGACATTGCCGTTGATAGTACGGGCGTTTACCTAGTTGGCGATATTGTATATGACAGCGAAATAGCCTATACACACGCTTTTGCAGCAAAATACACGTTTCAGGGTGCACTCGTGCAACAAGTGCGGGCAGGCTCTGCGACTGATGGATACTTTGCAACTTCAAGCGCAGTTACACTTAGGCCCGATAACGAAGATGGTGTAAAAGCAGTCACTTGCGGCAAGCTTGTAGAAGCTGGCGTTGATTACGGATTTTTACTCGGATACGGAGAAAATCTACCAAGCAATAGCTCCTTGCCTTATGTCAGCTTTGATGATATTGAGTGTTCCGATGTAGCGTTTGGAAGTGATGGCCAGCATTACCTTTCCGGCCACGGAGACAGCACCCCTCTTTTGTGGATTAAATACCTTACAAGTCCTACGGCACGACAGATTGCCACAGCGAGCGTAAATACAGTTTCTCGGTCTGTAGCATTGGATTCAAGCAACAATGCTTATATTGCGGGCTCTAGGTCTTGGACGCCTTTTGGAGGATCCGCAATACCTAGAGGTTATATCACTAAATTTAATAACAGCGGAACATTGCAGTGGCAACGCGACGCGGGCTTCATAACAACAAATGTACCTTGGTTTAGCACTATTTACGATGTTACGGTAAGCACTAGCGGGTCTTTGTATGCAATAACTAACAGAATCATGAAGGTTGACGCCTCAACAGGCAATCTTACGTGGGCAAGAACACTAGGAAGTGCGACATTTCAAGCAGCAACAACTGATGATGACGATAATTTGTACATAGCGGGCAGCAACTATATAGCAAAATACGACTCATCTGGTACCATCCAGTGGCAGCGTCAGATAGTCGGAGCTACTGATTTTGTCGGTATTGCACATTATCTGAATGCAGTATATGTAATTGGTACTACCGGTAGCAGTGCATTTATAGCGAAATTGCCAGACGATGGGTCCCTAACTGGAACCTACGGAAGCTTTACGTACCAAGCGAGCAGTTTGAGTGCGGCCACATCAAGCACTAGCTTTTCTTCGGTTTCATTGACCGCCAGTAGCCTTTCCCTTAGTGAAACTCCAGCTCCTGACCTTTCCGCAAGTACAATGACCTCATCGACTGTTGTGCTGTAATGCTTGCCTTCGCTGCCGACCCACAAACCCCAATCGGTCGCAGCGAACTGCGGCGGAAGTACCCCAATGTCAGCTTTCCGGCTGATCTGCAGAAGGCTGATCTCTCCAGTTATGGCGTCATCAAAATAAAGCAGCAACCCGCCCCGGACTACGACCGCAAAACCGAGCACGTAGTTGAACGCCCCGTCGAACTCGTTAACGGCGTTTGGGTAAAGGGCTGGGACGTGCAGCCACTTCCACTGGAGCAGCAACAGCAACTCGCTGACAACCAAGCTCGTCGCATTCGCCGAGACCGCGATCAACGCCTCGCTGCTTGCGATTGGACGCAACTTGCAGACGTCAAGCTTGACGCGCAACAGCAGTCAGAATGGAAGAAGCACCGCCAAGCTCTGCGTGATGTGCCGTCTCAAGGCGGCTTTCCGTGGAACGTGACCTGGCCCACACAGCCCTGATCCGATGATCACCCCAGCTAGCTACGACATCACGATTTACCAGAACGCCACCTGGAAAGGTAGCTTTCGTGCTACTCAGAATCGGCAGACAGTAACCAGCATCAGCATTGCTGGTGGCACTCCTACCTTTAACTGCGATTGCCACGGGCTTACTGCTGGCGACAAGGTGACTTTTACTGGCGGCACCGCAGTTCCCTGCGGTTTGACGCTGAACACGATCTACTACGTGATCAGTACCGGTCTGACCACAGGCGCGTTCCAAGTTTCCGCCACTAGCGGGGGCAGCTCCATCAGCGTTAGCGGTCCTGCGACTGGCACGTTTTACGTCGCCGAGCCACTTGATTTGACCAGTTACGGAGTTGATGCCGACATTCGTGGTCTGATTAACAACGAAAGCGTTGGCACCTTTACTACTTCGGTTACAAGTGCAGCAAACGGTGAATTTGAGTTGACACTGACTCCGGCTACAACCGTTGCTTTTGAGGTCGGGCGCTACGGCTACGACATCAGCCTGACTACTGCTGGCGGTGAGCGTTACTATTGGCTTACGGGTGTTGCCACCGTGCAACGTACTTATTCGCGGAACTGATCCATGTCTTCCGAAGTGCAGATTGCGGTCATCGACCAGCAAGACACGCAGATTGTGCTGGCAGTTCCAGGCGTCCAAGGCGCCACGGGCAGCAATCTCCCTACTGGCGGCACAGCCAACCAAGTGCTTCGGAAGGCGAGCAGCACCAACTACGACACCGATTGGTCCCTAGTGACCAATGCGATGGTGGACAGCAGCGCCGCGATTGCTGGCACCAAGATCAGCCCTAACTTCGGCAGCCAGAACGTCGTCACCACTGGCACGAGCACGGCTGCATCGTTCATCCCAACCAGCAGCAGCGTCCCCACCAACGGCGTTTATCTACCTTCCGCAAACAACGTAGCCATCTCGACTAATGGCACTCAGAAAATTGTTGTAGACGCCAATGGAAAAGTTGGTATTGGCGGAAACGGCACAGGCAATAATCTTGGTGTTTATCTGCAAAACGGAGGAGGTACCTCTGTTCATTTTTACGAAGCTTCTGATGGCACCAAAACAATGATCGCCGGGGCTGATTCCGGACAAGATTTCGTAAAAATTGGCTCTCTTTCAAATCACCCTATTGGGCTGGTTACAAACAACGGCGAGAAACTACGTATTACCACTGACGGGAAACTAGGTCTGGGGACTTCTAGTGCTGCGGATGGGTGCCTTCTAACTCTTCAAGAGTCAGCCTCCTTGGGTGCTGCCTTGGCGCTTAGAAATAGAAACAGCACACAGACCTGGAGAATCGCTGTAGATGCCACTGCCATTGACGACAAAAAACTAGCTTTTATCGACGGCACTTCATCAACGGTCAGAGTGACCGTAACCGACGAAGGAGCGGTAGGGATTGGCACTACTTCGCCTGGGTATGCACTTGATGTCGCAAGCGCTGTTGCACAAGTTGGTAACTTAACCGATGCTTTTATTCAATACAAATCCACGGCGGGCAATTGGCATGTTGGTGCAAACAGCTCTAACGCTTATGTGTTCTACAGCGGAACATACGGAACAGGCACAGAACGCGCCCGCATCGACAGCTCCGGTAGGTTGTTAGTTGGCACGTCTACAAGTGCTCTAGAAAAACTTGTCGTTTTAGGCGATGGTGGCGGAGTTCAAATTAACCGCAACCAAACAGGAAGTCCTACAAGTGGACAAACCCTAGGCTCCATAGGCTTCAAGGGAACTGTTAGCGCAAACTCAAACTCTGCAGCGGAAGTCTTAATCCAAGCCGTTGCAGATGAAAACCACAGCGGTAGTACGGCGGGTAGCCGAATTGAGTTTCATACAAAACCTAGTGGTACTGGTCCTGGGAGCAGCCCGACGGAGCGGATGAGGATTACCAGCCGGGGTGTTTTTAAGGCAAGCAATACTGGATCGTATCTTAGCAGCGACAGTAATGTTCACGAGATTAGAAATAATACTGACAACAACAATGTTCTAGTTATTTCTAGCGCTGCTAGCAATGGAACGCAATACGGCCTGAGTATCAGGACAGAAAATGATCAAAACGATGCAACAAGAGATTTCTTGGAATGTCAGGGTGGAGGGGTGCTACGAGCGCAGATCCGCAGCAATGGCGGTCTTGCTAACTTCAGCGCCAATAACGCAAACCTTTCCGACCGCAACGCCAAGAAAGACATCAGCCCTGCTGCTGACACCTGGAACTGCCTTAAGGAATGGGAGATCGTCAACTACCGCTACAAGGATCAGCCAGACGACGCAGATTTAAGCCTTGGTGTAATTGCCCAACAAGTGGCTGAGAGCTGCCCTGAGGTGATAACCATCTTCCAAGAAGCCAAGGAAGCTACTGATGACGAACCTGCGCGTGAAGAGCGTCTAGGGGTCAAAGAGCAGCAGATGTACTGGATGGCAATCAAAGCCCTTCAGGAAGCTCAGGTTCGCATCGAAACCCTTGAGGCCAAAGTTGCAGCCCTTGAAGGCGTGTAGACTTACTCTCTAAAATACCTGGCTCAACTATCTGGAATTTCCGGATGGTTGGGCTTGACGCCGTGTGGTAGTGTTGGTGGGGACAGCGGTGCGTCAACACCCTGCCCCTGGCCACAGTTCCCTAGAAACCATGACCCAACAAGATTACATGCATCCCATTGCCCCGCCGCCGGAGCTGGTAGAGCAGTGGATGCAAGATCACAGTACTAAGTACGACTTAGCTCGTCACGCCGCCCAATGGGGTGCAGACACTGAGCTGGAGGCGTGTTATGAGTGGTTTGTGCGCGATTGGACTGACGTTGAAACAGCAGACAAACTTCTCCTCGCTCGCCGCCCCAAGCCGCCGAGCCTGAAGGAACAGGCGCTAGCTGTTCTTGATGACGCATCAGATCGGCTTGACGCAGCGCACGAGAACACCATCCGTCGAGCACTGGAGCAACTTGATGACTAACACAGACAAGTTTTTGTCGTTTGCAATTTGGGTTTTCATTTTAGGTTTTATTGGCTATCAGCTTTTCCAAGAAGCGAATATGGGCCGGCAGTGCCGCGAAGGCGGCGGGGTAGTTGTTATCGCATCGAATCTTACTGGTGTTTGTGTCCGCCGCGCACTTGAGTAACTACCCGACAACGAGTAGTCGCTTCCACTTCTATGTCTGAACTTTCACCCGCCGCCCAGGAAGTGTTCTGGGCTTTCAACAAGGCAGCCAGCGGCGAGCCTTATGACTGGCACTATCTGCCTGCTGTTGCCGCCGCCCTGCGTGCTGCTGCGAATCACTGCCATTTTCAAGAAATCCGCGAAGCGGACCATACAACACGCCGATGGATCTGCGTTGATGAACTACTTGCCATCGCCACCGAGCTTGAAGCCCAGTAGTCACCTCCACTTTTATGCCCAAAAGAATTGACCTCACGGACGAGTGGTGTCACAGCGGTATCGACATCACTTGGACGCCTTCAGCTCAGCGTCTTGACTTTGGTGGATGGTACGACTCATTTGTCGGGCTCGAAAGCCACAGTTTCAAACTGCGCGAGTTCTTCGATGCACTTGGCATTACAGAGAAAGATTGCGCCAAGGCGTTCAAGCCTCAAGCCCAGTAGTCACCTTCTTTAAAGGGTGGGCAGCCGACCCTTCCCAACTGGCTGCAACACGACTACTCTGGTACCACTGCCACTATTTTCATGGCTGACACTGTATTTACTTGGGCGATTGCCAACCTCGAACGCGAAACCGAGGACGGGTATGTATTTTGCGCCCACTACACGATCTCTGCGAATGATGGTACTTACAGCAGTTCCGCCTACGGCAGCATCGGTTTTCAACGCCCTGACAACCTGATTCCCTACGCCGACCTCACCGAAGACACCGTGATCAGCTGGGTCAAAGAAGCCTTGGGTGGTGACGAGAAGGTTGCCGAGATCGAAGCCGCCCTACAATCGCAAATCAACGAACAGCGCTCGCCGTCGAAAGCTGCTGGCGTGCCTTGGGCTAACTGATGGCAACAAAAGCGAAAACCGGAACAGGGCGACTGGAACACCAAGCCGGTCGCCCCAAAACCACACGTCAGGGTTACGGGCAGCACAGCCGCCCACGCCGTCGCGGCAAGAAAAAACTTGTCGGTCAGGGACGCTAACCTAATTAGGTAGCTATTGCCGCCATGATTGAAGTTGTAGCCGCCATCGCTGGCGCATCAATTTCCGTGGCGGCTATGGGCGCAATGGGCTTTAGCAGGCGTAGCGACGAAGCACGCGATGCAGTAATCCGCCTCACAAGTGCCGTGGAACACATCGCCACGCAACTTGAAGTACTCCACACCGATATCAAGGAAGATAGAAAAGAAACCTTCACGCGCTTAAATACAGTCGAACAACGTGTAACAAAACTGGAAGCGAAAAACTTATGAGCGTCGTCAACACCACTGACTACGGCAACGACTTCAGCCTGGACCAGCTAGAAAACGAGCGCGGCGAGCTGTATTACCGCGCGTGCAAAGGCAGCGTCTGCCGTTACGCCGAAGACCACTACATCGCAATGATGTACCTCGAAGGCATGGGCTGGGACCCTAAGCAACAAGCCCCTCAGTAATCCACGCAATAATCGCATCCTCCCGATGCGGCTCCCAAAACGGCTGGTTTCTGTACCACTCCAGCCAATCCTCCGCCGACTTCGAAATATTGCACGCAAAGCAGCACGCCACCAAATTCTGCTGGTGCGTATGCCCCCCTCGAAATTTCGGGTGCACGTGATCAAGCGTCGCAGAACGCCCCAGATCTACCCCGCAATATGCACAGGCATTATCCCAATGGTTAAGAATTGATTGCCTAAACCTTGCCTTTGCTTCTTTTTTGTTTAAGTATTCGCCATCCTCAATGCGATGGTCCATACCCAGCAGTGGCTACCTGAAATGTAGCGACAGAAACTATTACGTGCGCCGAAACTCTTCTCTACTACAGCTAAACTTCAGTAAATCTCTTGGATCTGCATGACCGAACAGCATGTGGCCATCATCGCCATCATCGTTGCCGCTGGTTCCGAAATCATCGGCATGAGCAACTTGCGCTCCAACAGCTGGATACAGCTTGTTCTTCAGGCATTGCGTCTTGCCTTCCCAAAAAAGCGCCGCTAATACCCCTTGTGGAGCCTTGTCATGACGACTAACAAAATCCGTCTTAACGACCTGTTTCGTTTTTACAAGGCTCTGCCCCACCAGATGGCGGCAATTACAGAGCTGGAGCAAGCAATCAACAAGGCCAATCCTCACATCTTGGGCCGCGACCAAGGCTGGTTCAAAACCTGGAGCGTTGCCGGCAAACAGACCCAATTCCCCAACAGCTGGGAAGGAGTCCTAGAAGCCGCCCGTGTCGCTGGCGCCAAATTCCCGGAACTAGTAGCCGCCCAATGGGCACTGGAATCCAACTACGGAAAACTAGTCTCAGGCAGAAACAACTTTTTCGGCCTCAAAGGTGAAGGCAGCGACAAAAAAACCCAAGAATTTATTAACGGCCAGTGGATCACAATCACTGACAGTTTCATCGACTTTCCGGATCTTCTGTCCTGCGTTATTTACCTAGTCGATCACTGGTACAAAGACTACAAAAACTACAAAGGTTGCAACAACGCCGCTACACGCGAAGAAGCTGCAAAGTGGCTTCACAAGGAGGGTTACGCAACCGACCCAAACTACCCAGGAAAGCTGATCCAGCTCATGGAACAGCACGCAGGAGCTAAACCTGTCGTCCCACCCAATCAAAAGCTACTCAAAGTTCCCTACGAATACCAGCTTGGATCAGATGACGGCCCCCGTGGCTGGCGCCAGTGCTTCAGCTCTAGCTGTGCAATGGTTGCCCGCTACTACGGAAAAGTAAACGGAGACTACGAGTACAACGCTTTGCGTGCCCGCTTCGGCGATACAACCGACCCCAAAGCACAGATCGCCGCCCTCAAAGCATTGGGACTAACCGCCACCTTCGAAATGGACGGCACAGTCGAAGACTTAGAAGCGGAGATAGCCAACGGTCATCCTGTTCCCTGCGGATGGCTACATAAAGGGCCGGTATCAAACCCGAGCGGTACGGGGCATTGGAGCGTTGTTGCTGGTTATACCCCGACTCATTTCATACATCTAGATCCTTTTGGGGAGGCGGATCTGGTCAATGGGGGGTACATCAGCAATAAGGGAGGCGCAAACATCGCTTATTCCCGCAAAAACTGGCTACCGCGCTGGCTCATTGAGGGTAACGACACAGGGTGGTTCTTGCGGATACGCAAGAGATGAAGTAGCCTGCTAAGACCCACGGTGAGCTAATGGCTACGGCTTTTCGTAAATTGCCTGCACAAGAAAAGATTAAACATTACTACGACTATAATAAAGAAACAGGAGAATTTATATTTAAAACCGGCGCACGAAAAGGGAAAGTCGCTGGCTGTAAAAGAACGAGGAGAGGCGGTAAACCGTGGCTTGTTCTTATTTACGTAGAGAACGTCCAGTACCCTGCGCACCGTTTGGCTTGGCGCTGGATGACAGGAGAAGATCCACAACTAAGCATCGACCATATAGATCAAGATCCTTTTAATAACACATGGTCAAATTTACGCCTCGCAGATGACTTTACTCAGGCCAATAACCGTACATACCCAAGCAAACATCTTGGAGTGAATTTTCACAAAGTCACAGGAAAATGGACGGCAAGAATCCAAAGGAATAATGAACGTGTCTACCTTGGACTGTTTGACACTAAACAAGCGGCCATAGTGTATAGAGAAGCTGTGCTGTCAACTTATGAGACCTATTGAGCACACCCCCGAGTCCAGCTTCCACAAGGCAGCCACGGACCAGTGGTTAGTCAGCCTGTTCAACAAACAGGATTATCGCGGCCTCCTCGAAGCTGCCCTTGTCCTGAACACGCTCCACCAGCTGGAACGCACAAAATCGGCCTGGGCTATCCGCGAAGCCGCAGACAACCTGGCCGATCAGTTTGGAATGGACCGCGACTCCGCCTAATTGACGGTGTACTTGCGATACAGCCCGGTATAAGTGCTGTGAAGCGGGTGATCCTTTTGGTCCCGCCCGTCCCAGAAGTAGAGCTTATCCAAAAGGTCTGCTCTGTTCTGGTCGACAATGACCTTACCCCACGACTGGCGTGCCCACTCAGCGATTTGCTGACTCATTCCTTTTCTCCACGAGTTTGAGACGCCTGCGGGCCGTTTCACGCGGCCCATTCTTGGCACGAGCCAGCTTAGGTTTTTTCGCCGCCGCTGTCGGCACCTCCACCTTGCACTTCGGGTAGCGGTTCTGCGCAAACTCAATCGCCTGCTGGAGCGACTCAGCCCGCACCAAATCCCGCATAGCCCCTTGCCCCGGCAACCAGATCTTCAGCTCGAACAGCTGAGCCTTGTCGGAACTGGTACGCGAGCGACCCTCACCGAGCCTCAGTTCGGGGTCCTGCTGCTCCTGGAACGGTACTACTTCCATGATTGGGGATACGCGGGTTCATCAACGCTATGTACAGCAGCGCTGCAGTTACAAGACTGAGCAACAGTTCTCGCCGCAGCGACAGCCCGCTCATACGTGACCCACGAGGATGCGTCCTCCTTGGATCGGGTGAAACCAATCCCTTTACCAGAATCGTAAACCGCCGTAACCCAGCGATCCTCGACCATGACGACATAACGCGTCATTGCTCTCAAGTGACTACTGTGTAAGACTACAGCCTATGCGCTCCAGCTGTCGGTATATCACGAAACACAACTGAGTCTCATGCGTCAGTTTCTGACACTTTTCCCTCTTGCTTGGAACGCATCCGCCCCTCAACCCGCCGCTTCACCGACTCGCGCCAAGCCGCATCATCCGCTTCCTGGGCAGCCTTGTACTCGGACGATCTCAGCGCCAGTCCCGCGTAAACCAGCTCCCGCAAGTACGCCGTAACCTTTTTGCCTTCCTGGGACGCAAGATTCTCCGCCAGCTTGTAACGGTTGGGGTCAATCAGGAGCTGGCAGTAGTACTTGTTTCCGTGGTTCAGGGGCATGGCCTGCGGTCTAGTCTGCTACACAATAGCATACTGCGTCACAGTAGTCTCACCACCGCACATCGTCATCCACCCTCTTCCGCCAAGCATTAGCTTGCGCCACCCGCGCCCCACCCCTTTGCTTGGCACATCCCTTCCGTATATCCCGCGCCCACTCCAAAAAAGCCGCAGCCCTTTGCAAATCCGCCGTCTTCGCCGCACGAATCTCCCGCATCAACCACTCCATCACCAACTCTCTTCCCGTGCGGGCGCGACTCATGAGACACAATCTGAGACTCGCATGACCGACTGGGGCCGATGCTCAGGACAAAGCTCCAGTGCCTTCATCCGTGCGGTGAAAGCATCTGGAGCAACGATGAACAGATCGTGAGTACCGCCGTGACGCGTGTGCATCCGAACGCGGTACTCAAAATCTTCCTGGATCACTTGGCCTCTTGCCAGCTATCCCCGACCTTAGCTTCAGCAAGCGGTGGAATATCACCCAACCAACGAGCTTCAGCTTCCTCCATCACGGTTTGCAGCTGGAGCGCCCAGACATCTGCGTGTTCTTCGCGGACGAGCAAGATGATTTCGTCATGCACCACGCCGGCCAAACGCACCACGTCCTCCCCATCGGCGTGGAGTAAAGGCCACAATTTGCCGAGCGTAAGTTTGAGGACTGCAGCACCTGCCCCCTGAATGGGGCTGTTGCAGCGGGTGGTGAGTTTGTTGTGCTCACCCGGTAAAAACCGCCGCAAGCCCGAGATGCGTATGCGGATAGATGGATTGTCCTTAGCCGCATCAGCAGCGCGAGCATTCTGCTGCTGCCATTTGGAGATGCCTTTATATGCAGCATGGAACTTTTCCCGCACCTCCGCCGCCTCATCAAGATCCATCTGGATTCCGGTCGAAGCCGCATAGTTTCTGAGTCCTTTTGCGCCGCTTCCGTATAACAATCCGAAGTTTGCAGACTTAGCGATTTGCCGCTGTTCCTTCGTAACCTCATCTGGCTCTACCCCATAAATCTGCGTCGCCGTCATCGTATGAAGGTCCTGCCCCTGCTGGAACACCTCGGTCATTAAGGGATCCTGTGCTTCTGCCGCCGCAAGCCGCAGCTCCATCTGCCCATAGTCCGCAACAACCAGTTTCCAACCAGTCGGCGCCTGAACCGCAGCCCTAAACCGTGGATCCCTCGGTACCTGCTGCAAGTTCGGCGAAATACACGACATGCGCCCTGTATCAGCGCCAAGCTGCATATAACTGGCACGAATAAACCCATCCGCTGAATAGTTCTTCAACAAAGTTTCAGCCATCTGCCTACGCTTCTCTACTTTTTTCCACCGCAAATAGTCAGCAACAACTTTGTGGTCACCAACATATTCCTGAAGCGCAGATTTACTGGCACTCGGCTTACCGTTCTTCATGTCCATCGGCGGCTCACCAAGCAAAGCGGTGAACTTCTTGAGTAACTGCGCAGGACTGTTGAGGTTGAAAACATTCGGGTCTGGCTTCTTACCTTTTGGCCCCGGCTTCGTCTGGTACAGCAACTTCCCATCAAGCCCGCGGTGCAGCTTATGTTCCGGCGAAAGAGCAGCATCAAAGTCCTCGATAAACTGCTCGCCTACTTCAACGTTTTCAATATCTAAGTCTTCAATAAGTTGAATAAGCATTTCCTTATTAAAGGGAAGGCCCGTTCGCCATAATTGCGCCATCGCCGGAAGCGCCTTGCACTCCAGCTCCCAGGCTGGCATCAACACCCCGGTGGCCATCCGCTTCACGATGGGCTCCCACAGCTGAGTCAACACCACCACGTCTTTGGCCGCGTACTCAATCTGCTCCACGCGCAGATCCCCCGACCAATCGCTCTTCTGCTCTTCCTTGGATATGTCTTGGCCAAGGTAACGATGCACAACGTGCTGGAGCCCGTGCTTCAAGTTCGGCAGCCCATTCGTCAGGATCCGACTGGCCAACATCGAGCAAAAAACCTTTCCTTCCGGATAAATTTCATGTTCCTGAAGCCAGCCAAGATCAAAAACAGCATTGTGCGCCAGCCATTTCCGTGGAACGCTGCAGAACTCTTCGAGCGTGATCCAGTCTTCATCACTAAAGCTCCAGCAATCCAGCACTACCGGAGTCTTGCCGAAGGTGGCCAACTGCAAAAGCCGAAGACCACCGAACTTCGGCTGAAGCCCAGTGGTCTCAACATCAAACGCAACAAAACTTGCATCATCGAGCGTGGACAGATACTCGATGCCTTGGAGGATTTCCATGCCTGGTAGGGCGTGTACCCTACTACTCTAGCAGGCTGTCAACCTCCCTAGCGGAACAAAGCACAGCCGCCGCGAGTGTCCCACCCTCGGGAAACCCAAGCAAGCACCGCGCCTTCCAATGTATGCAGTTCTTGCATGGGCCGCCATCAGGCTGGGGCTTGTAACCCCGACGCAGCCGTTCCATCCGCTCCTCTTCCCGCCCAGCCGGACTGGTGCGATAGCACTTCATGCAAAGCACTGGGTTTGTGGTCTGCGTACCACAGCCTTGGCACGCCCTACTGTTGATCGTGATGGCCATTACTCATCAACTTGATAAAAAGAACATTGGATAGCAAAAGTCCCACCTGCCTCTGGAATATCCAAACCGCACCGCTTTTGCCACCAGTGCGCACAATCTTGGCAAGTGATTTTTGTGCTGCGAATCGTAGGCACAGCCCCTAAAGCTTTAACTTGCGCAGCTCGCCGTGGAAGTTCCGGCCACAAATCTTTGTACGACCGCCCTGTCCTGATCTGACTAACCGACTGGGGCACTACCCCCAAAAGCCGCGCCAGTGCAACGTTGTCACGCTTATCCGTAAGGACCAGCTTGACCTCTTCAGGCGTCAACTTCCTAGTCTCTAGCGGCTGGTTATCCGACTTGTGCGTTGGAACAACTTCCCGCTTGAGCTTCTTGTCGTAGTAAACATTCCACTTGTATCCGCAGCACTTACAGCGAAAGCGGTACGAGCGAATCGTCGACCCATTCCTCCAGTTGTACGTGTTTACAATTTTGCGAAAACTGTGAGTGCAGTAATTAGTCATTTCAGTGTTTTAAGAGTTTTGGTACGGCTCCGTGGCCAAAGTGTCGATCAAACGGTTCAAATACCAACGGGCTTTGCGAAAATCCTCGTAAGGATCTTTTTTAAGCCACGCCCGACTGACGTATTTAATGACCTGCCACTGCAGACCACCAACGACAGCATCTGGAGCGTGCTTTACCCAATCCTCAATTACGTCGATCACCTCGACGCTTCCAGCCGTGTAATGGCTGGGCTGATTCACTGGATCACTCATCCTTTAGAACCCTGAACGGCAGTGTCGCCTTGATAGCGACCAGTAACGGAATAACTTTTGCCGGGCAGCATTGACATCTTGTGGAACACAATCTGCGCGATGCGCATACCCGGCCACAACGGAACAGCGTGCATGGACCTAGCGTTTTGCAGTTCCAGTGTTAGCCGCCCCTTGTACCCAGGGTCGATGTACCCGGCGAGCAGATGCTCAATCCCTTCCCTGGCACGACTCGACTTCAGCGCCAGCTGCCCAGCAACGCAGTCAGGCAAATCGAACTCCTCGATCGTTTCGGCAAGCACGAACTCATGCGGCTGGAGCATGAACGGCTTTTCCTGCGTATGCCCAGCAATGCTGAAAGGAAGTAACGCAGGCACCTGCGGCATCTCTACCAACAGATTCTCACCGAGTCTCACATCGAGACTGGCCGGATTCACCAACTCTTGGAGAAACGGCGAGACCAAGCCCCGCCGCGCCAAGTTGTGAATTTCGTGATCACAGAGGATCATCAGTCAGCCACCACAACCGGAGTGGGCTGCTGGAGCGTCACGTGCTTCCAAGTCTTGTTCCACTTGATGCAGTTGATCGTGGTGACGTGAACGCCAAACTCACGAGCAATTTTTGCGACAGACTTCGCGCCATCAGCGAGTTGGCGCTTAATTTCCAACACCTTGGGCTCCGTCAACACCGCGTGCCCACGCTTGCCCTTGCGGCTGGACTTACGAGTCTTACTTTGAGACTGGGCTTTTTGTACGGACGTTGCCCGGACAATTTTCTCACCAGCAGGCAGGGGAATGGTCTGTTTGGGCTTGGTCAGATCCAGCTGCACGTGCTGGGACGTCTCCAATGCAAAGCGTGCTGCTTCAAGTGCTTTAGAGATCTGATCGAACTGGGATTCAGAGAGGACGTACATGCTCATGGGTAAGAACGTGTGCAGTGTAGTAGGGGATGGTCAGTTTTGAAGCTCCAGCTTGATGGCAGCCTGGAAATAGCCCGCCACCTTCAGACGGCGGTAGACAGAACCGCCCTCCTCGCTTTGCTTGTTCTCGATGGCGTCGTAATCACGACGAGCTTCCTCCAGGGAAGCCATGGTCTCGATATTGAGCATGTTCAGCTCGCTATCGGACAGCTCGGACAACTTATCGAGGTAGACCGTCTTACCACCCAGCAGATAGGAACGGTAGAAGGGCACCATTGAAGTTTCAGTCATTCGTGTTGGATCGAGTTCAGCCGAAGTAAGCGCGGCGGCGCTCTTCGACCCAGGCATCGTACTCAGCTGGAGTGGCAAACCTGTGCTTAAACACGTCCGGCACCTGCGTCGATGGCTTGCGTGGAGCACTGCGCAGCTCCCGCAAGTCGTTGTCGTTGTCGTTGTAGCCCCGCGATTGGCGGTAGTAGTCGGCGTACCAGTCAGTCATGCGAAGTAGTTGGGATCTTGCTGGCGTATCCGGGTGAGATCCGTGAGTCTCAACTTGAGAATCTCGTGGA